ACGCCGCGCCACGTCTTGATCTCAATGCCGTGGGGCTTGAGGCGCTGGCGCAGCTTCCACACCGCTACCTTGGTGCGCAGGGTCTGGTGCATCTCGCCCTCGTAGCGGTTGTACTTCCCATGATCCTCAGACACATGGTCGAGATACGCATAGGACGCCATCGGGCGCTTATTGATTGCCAGAAGCAAAGCAAGCTGCTGACGGCTTAGGATGTTAAATAGCACCCCATCAAATTGCGCCATGTCCTCGCGATACTGACGGATCTCTTCCTCCAGCGTGGCGATGCGCTCGCGCAGTTCCTGAACAAGATCAGCCACCGTGCATCTTCCTCAAAATCATTTTGTTTTCGTAATAGTCTACGGGGCGCATCCCAAGGTCTTTGCACATTCCAATTTCTTTTTCGCTCAAGTTATCCTTGATGAATTTTTTGATCCCGTTCAGTACCGTGGTGTGATCACGGTCGCCGCACAAGCGGCCTATCTGCGACAAAGACCAGCCTTGCGCATTTAATTTAACAAACACCTCAAACCTGCATTTTGTGTATTTCCACTTCTGAGACTTGCCACAAACTTCACGCCATTCAACCATGTGCCTCTCAAGAATCGGCAGGATCTTCTCTTTGAGGTCAGGGAACCCCTTGAGCCCCTGCAATAACTGATCCGGCTGCATAGCATACGCGAAGTCAGTCAATGGAGGCATTGCAAGAGGCTCTATGGCTGGCGCTGGAGTGGGTTCAGGGATCGCTGCGGACTTGGGTGGTCCAGCATTCAAGCGCGCCCTGACGGCCTTGTAATGAGCGTGCAGATCCATGAGAGCGTCAGACATTGGTTTCTCCTAATGCTGCGATGACAATACCGTCAATTTGATCGCTGAAGCGGTCGCGCTTGTTGTTGACCTTGGTGATCTCCCGAAGCGCTCCTTCCAGAAAATCAATCCGGCTGGCTTGATTCCAAACCTTGGCCTCAAGTTGGTCAACCAGCTTCTCAGCCTCAATATATTTTTCGTGCCAGCGCTGCTCTTGTGCTGCGAAATATTGCGCCATTTTCATTTTGGACTCCTTTGATTGCTGCATGAGCGTGAACTTCTATCTGCTTTTTGATTTGATCGTCTTCGATGTTTTGAAGAGCAAGTCTCACCACATGCCCCATGTGATTGATCATGTTCTGGATATAGTCAGCGGCCTCTGGACCTTCCGGGTTGATCAGGATCTTTTGAACGCCGGGGTAATATTGCGGGTCGATTTGGTCTTTGGTTGCTCTCAGTTTGGTCTGGATGTCGATCATACCGCGTTCCTTTTTGACTGCAAGGACAACTTACTCGGTACGCATTAACAAATCGTTTTTCTTAGGGGGTAGGTAGCACAATTTTGCGTGCCGCTCGCAGTATGCCCCCCTCACTTTTTTTTCGCAGCAATATTCAGGCCGACTCATGTTTTTATTTGTGATGTAGCGGCAGGACCACCACCTGAGACTCATAATTCCGTTTGGCTGGTCCTTCATGTTGGTCTCGTTGGGTAATGGGGGAGCCGAAGCTCCCCCTTGCTAGGCCGACGCCATGTTGATGTAGCGTTGCTTATAGCGCTCGTGCTGTCGAGCAAGCTTCACGTTCCAATGGTTCCAGCCAGCAACGTGGCAAGCAGCCATCCCACGAGGGTCTTTAACGCCATACCTGATACAGACCTTCATGTGAGCAACTCCTGCCGCGATATTCTCATTGCAGTCGTACATTTTGAGAGGATCAAATCCAAGAGCTTTTGCCGACGAGTCCATCATTTGAAAGACCCCTTTCGCTCGGCCATGACGAGTTTTAGGGCCCGTCACATGACACTGATAACCACTCTCGACCTTCGCAATCTTGAGGGCGCTTGCGACCCATTCTTCGCCAAGTTCTTTTTTCACCACTGTGGTGATCCGGTCTATCACAACTCTCTTTTTTTGAGATGCGGCGACTTTTTCAGGCTTTACAAACTCACTCTTTATGGCTTCTTCGCGCCAGAATGAACCTGCGTCTTCCTCAGTGGCTAGGGCTGGCGATGACAGTAGTGCTAACCCCGTCAAAGTGTACGCTGATGTCTTGTGCATATGCTATTCCTTCGTCTTCAGGCTGCGTTGCCACGGCAGCGGGCTTCTCTCCTTCGTTGTCGCTCAAGGCAAACTGCGCCGAGAACGCAGTGTAGTTTACATTGTCGATGTAGTTATCAGCAAGCTTAGGGTTTGCTCGGCGTCTTGCCAGTTTTATCGCCTCCATGACCACAGAAATGTCATATTCATTGTAGTCCTTGCCACTGACAAGCGAGGCTATCTGTGCTGCATGACTGAAGACATCTTTGATGTCGCCATACATTGCGCCACGATCATTGAGGATTGCAGCTGCCTGATAAAGCACATCTTTGTGGTTCATTGTTTTCTGTCCCATTGTTTGATTTTTCCGACGTATCGGTGGTTAAGGGCGATCAGCCCGTGGCTTTCGTACTCTTTACTGAGCTTCCCGGGATAGAACTCTTCGACGATGACGAAGTCATAATTCATGAGTACATGCACAAAATCTTCAAGAGATTTAGCTGGGTGCTCAACAATTATCCGGTGAATTGGTTCACTGATTTTATCAAATCCGCCTCTGGTTGGCATGTTCATGATGATTTCAAAACGCATTGAAACTCCTTTCGGGAAAAGGGGTGCCCGAAGGCACCCCAAGTTAATTATCCGAAGTCTTCGCTATCAGCCATTGCAGGCTCAGGCGAGCGAGGGACAGGAGCAGGCGCACGGGCAGAGCCGGTAGAAGGCGGCGCAGACCTGGCAGGCATCTCGGCAGGCTCAGAAGACCGATTATTCGGGCCCAGATCCTTCGGACGAGACACCCAGCCGCTGATCTCGAACACAGGGCTGTAGTTGGTTGACTTGCGAGCGCCAGACCCGCTCTCAATCCCAATGGTGTCGATCAGTGACACAACAGGAAGCTTGCCGGGGTTCTGAACAAGACCCGCAAGATACTCATCATGAAGCCTCGATACGCTGGTCAGGAACGCACCAGACGTGCCTGCAAGCTCGCGGCAATCACCACCGCAGGCTTCAGACAGCTTTACCACCATACGCATACCCTGCTTGTGATTCTCAGACGGGCAAGCAGGAAGCACAGACCCAAGCGGAACCATGACGAAGTCGGGTGCTGAGCCAGTCGCAAAATTGATGTAACCGACTTCAACATTCTCAAAGTCAAACACAGCCTTGAACTTCTTGGTGATGTCCACCGGAGTGGAGACACCGTCAGCCCTATCGACACGAAACACGCGCCCAGCGCGGGCGTCGTACTTGATGATTGGCAGGAAGTCTTTGCTGCCGGAGTTGATTTTAAGACCGAGACCCATATCCGTTTTCCTTTTACCAATGCGCCTGTCTGGCCAGACGCTTGCCTTCGCCCACTCGGGCAGAACTTACAGACCCCACACTTCAAACGCCGCTTGGCGTGTCACGGGATCCGAGAAATAAAAGCTGTCGGTGTCTGGCACCACCAAGGACGCCAACACCTTCGCATCATCGCTGATCGAAAGAAAGCGCTGAATCGTGAAGGCGATGCGCTCCAAAGCCTGCACATGCTCAGGCACGTTCTCAAGCTGATACGTCATCACTTTCTTCGGCGTGATGTAGGTCAGCCGCGCGTCAATCTTGTCGCCAAGGCAGGCAGCATACAGAGCCACCTGACGAGCGTGGTTGACCTTGATCTTCGAGGGCAGTGCGTGGGTTGTCTTCAGATCGAGAAGGATCCCGTGCTGCTCCCACGCCACGTCATAAAAGCCTATGATCGGCACAGCGAGGCCTTCGACATCCCACGAGATCTTACCCTGCGTCGATGAGGGCTTGCCATATGGGCGAAGCTCTCCAAGGGCTTGCTTCACCATCTCAGGAACAGCCTCTTGCTCCTTGCCCCTGCGCGGATCCCCGCTCAATGATGTGAGGCGACTGAATGTGTCCTGAGCAATCTTAATACCTTCAGCGTCTGACAGGTCGTTCAGCAAGGCCTGAACGACACCATCTTCTACCGCCGTCCCGCGGTGTGCAGCAGCGCCCACCTGAGACCGCTGGCCCATCAAACGCTCAAGCACGAACGAGGCTGGTGAGCCTATGAATGTGTTGCAAGCGCTGGGTGAGAGATGCTGGATGTTGTAGGCTTCAAAGGGGTTGGGTGGGCTTGTCATGTGATTTGCTCGGTTGGTCTGGAACCCAAGCTGAACGAGTCGAGGGAACCCGTCAAGCGCTATTTTTAATTTTCTACAGATTGACACATTGGAATTTTTGTCCAACTATGTTCGCGGAAATGGAGAGAGGCATGGGGAAAAGATCAAATTTTGAACGGCGTGATTTGGATTATTACCCAACGCCTTTTGAGGCCGTCAAGCCATTGCTTAGATATTTGGGGGATGGTGCAACTTTTTGTGAGCCATGTGCTGGAGCTGGCGCGTTAATCGCGCATCTGCAGAGCGCTGGTCATAAATGTGTTTCTGCGTTTGATGTTGCCCCGCGCGCTGAAGGTATTGCAGTGGGTGATGCTACATGGGTGACAGATGGCCAGCTCAATAACGCTAAATATATCATCACCAATCCTCCGTGGGAGCGCACTGTGCTGCATCAAATAATTGAGCGATGCGCTGCCTTACGCCCCACTTGGTTGCTTTTTGATGCCGATTGGATGCACACAAAACAGGCTCAACCCTATCTTGAAATTTGCCACGCCATCTCATCTGTGGGGCGGGTAAAATGGATTGAAGGATCCAAAGGCGCTGGAAAGGATAATTCTTGTTGGTATCTGTTTGATTCCTGCAAGGTAGCCCTGACCATCAATTTTTGGGGGCGGCAATGAGCGAGATCAACTGGAACCTCATCGACAGCTTGGCTGAAAAGCAGGGTGTCTCCTATTGGGCCCGATGCAAATGGCGGCAACGCAATCATGTCCCCTACAAGTGGCGAATGCACTTTGTCGCCACTTCGCGTGGGCGCATTAAGTTTGAACATTTCAATGAAATGGACAAGCAAAATCAGGGGGAAGCAGCGTGATTTTTATAGGCATTGACCCCGGCTTGTCTGGCGCAATCGCATTTCTCGACACCGAGAAGGGCCACCTGTCTGTTGTGGACATGCCCACTTTTGAAGTTAAGCGGAACAATAAAACCAAACGTGAAGTCAGCCCGGCTGGGCTCGCAGGTATCTTGTCGCTCACCAACTGCAAATGGAAGCCCAAGGCCGTGTTGGAGCGGGTCGGCGCAATGCCGGGGCAGGGTGTCACCAGCGTGTTCAGCTTTGGCCGCAGCGTTGGCATCGTCGAGGGCGTTCTTGCCGCTTATCATATTCCTGTTTCCATCGTTACCCCGCAGGAGTGGCAGAAGGCCGCTGCCGTGCGCGGAGGCAAAGATGGATCTCGCCAAAGAGCGATGGAGCTCTTTCCTAATTACGCGGACCTTTTCGTCCTCAAGAAACACGATGGTCGCGCCGATGCGGCCTGCATGGCTTGGTATGCAGCAACTAAATAGGCCAAATCAACATGACGATAGACACCAAACAAAAGGAACTAGTGGGAAAGCTTTTGGGGATGCTCGGGTCTGACTTTGACGCCGAGCGTGCCGTTGCGGCGAAAAAGATCTCGGACATCGCCAAGTCTCACAAATCTTCTGTCTCTGATCTCATGCGCTTGTGCTTTGCTTCAGCGCCCAGTTATCGCCAGTCTCCCCCGCCTCCACCTCCGCCACCAAAGAAAGAGCCATGGAATACATATGGCGGCGATGATGACGGCCTGCTTGATGACCTGAAAGAGCTGATTGAAAAGTGGGGTATTGAGCCACTGTCGGCATGGGAGGCTAACTTCACCGCAGACATCTGTGATCGGGATCCAACATATCTTTCGGACAAGCAGATAGCAGTGATTGAAAGAATTATTGCCAAACTCAAAAAATGCGCCACGAGCGCCTTCTAATGAAGCGAGATAAAAATGAGACCAGAGATGTCGTTTGATCCAGAATTTGCCGACCCAACAGAATGGGCGAAGATGTATCGCGAGCTCGGCCTTCAGGTCGTCCCCGCAATGCGGCCCTCCGAGCACAAGACACAGTGGAAGCGCCCAGCACTCCCCAAGTGGCGAGAACTTGAAAACGAGCTTGCTCCAGACTTCACCTTTGAGCGCTGGTATGGCGATAATGGCGAGCACGCACGTCGCTACAACATGGGCGTCATCGCTGGTGCTTGCTCGTCAGGCGTCTTCGTGGTGGATCTCGATCTCCACAAGAATATTCGCGCGCAGGCTTGGTGGGACGAAATGTCGCACATCCAAGTGTCCGCAGGCGAACTCGAAACGGTTGAGCAGGAAACAGGCGGTGGTGGTGTTCAGCTGTTCTTCCGTGCGCCTTTAGGGTGGATCCCGCCCACCTGCAAGACCAGCATCGGGGTCGACATCCGTGGCCAAGGCGGCTTCGCCATGATGCCACCCTCAATGCACGAGAGCGGCACAGCATACCATTGGAAGGAAGGCCGGGAGCCGTGGACCCTTGAGATCGCCACAGCGCCACAATGGCTCTGCGACCAGATCAACACCCTTGCGCAGGAACACGGTGGCTCTACGGGCCCCGCAGGCTCGTCAGGACCTGCCCAGCGCACCAGCAGCCCCGGCACGTCTACAGACTCTTTCGGGCGCATCATAGATGGGCGTGAAGAGCACATGACCAGGATGGTCTGGGCGCGTGTGGTACAGGAATATAGGGAATCCCCGATCAGTCCCGGCCAAGCTGAGCAAGACGACATGCTTCGGGAGCTGTTCTCTAAATACGAGCGATCCGCCAAATCACGGATTACCGAGCGCGGCACCCCGAACCATATCCTGCTGGAACGCGAGGGCCGAGGCATCAGCCTCTTCAGGCAGAAATGGAAGCACGCATTCGACCAGTGGGATGGGAAGGTCAAGGATCATGCAGGTGCGCCGCCCCCTCAAAAAGAAAGGCCTCAGCAGTCGTCTGCTGGGCAGCAGCAGGCAGGTCAAGCGGAGGCCGAGCAACAGAGCGAGGCCGACGCTGAAGACCCAGCCGCAGAATTTCGTGAAGACTTCAACCTTTTTGAGCTCCTATCTGTGACAGCGATCAAGAACCTCCCCGACCCTCAATGGCTTGCCGAGGGCATGATCATCGATCTCGGCCTTGGATTCTTTTTCGGGCCACCGGGTGGTGGCAAATCGTTTGTCGTTCAGGGCTTCGCTCTATCTGTAGCCTGCGGGCTCAAGGAGTGGTTTGGTCGCAAGATCCTGCGCAATGGCCCCGTGATCTACATCAGCAGCGAAGGCGTCAGCGACTTCAAGTTCCGCCTCAAGGCGTGGGAGAACCACCTCGGCGTGAAAGCGGACGATGCGCCCTTCTACCTGATCAGGCAGACCATCAACTTCATGCTCGACACAGATGTTGACAAGCTTCTGCGCACCATCACCACCCTCTGTGAGCAGCTCGGCGAACTCCCCGTCATGATCGTCGTGGACACCGTCTCCCGCGTTCTCCCCGGCGCCGACGAGAATTTACAGAAAGACATGACGCTCTTCATCAAGGCCTGCGACGAGGTGCGCCAGACCTTCAGCGCCACAGTCGTGGGCGTTCACCATACGTCCCGCAACGGCAACCTTCGCGGATCCACCGTCTTCGATGGCGCAGGTGACTTCCTGTTCGGGATCGAGCGCGACGAAGGAGACATGATCGGGACAATGACGGCGAAGAAGATCAAGGCGGCTCAGGACGGATGGAAGCAGTCCTTTGAGCTCGTCGAGGTAGCCGTTGGAGACATCAAGGCGACACGAAGCCTCGTGGCCATTTCGTGCGAGCAGAAGGTTAAGGAGAAGTCAGAGCTGCCCCCCAAGGACGTGTGCCGCAGGATCCTCAGCGACATCTCTACGGCATGGCATTCTGGCAATCCTTGGTCGTCTGTGCCCCAGACAAAGGCCAAGGGACGGTATGCCCCAGCCCTCATTAGGGCTCGCCATAATGTGGTCGAGAAGCTTGCAGAGCTACTGATCAAGACATGGCTTGAGACCGGCGTCCTGACCACCTTAATGTGCGACAAGTCAACCAAAATGCAGGGCCTGAAGGTCACCGGAAGTATCGACTAGGGTTTGCGGAGGTTGCGGAGGTTGCCCTGCTAAGTCATTGAAATCATTGAACGGAAGTATCTACGGAGGTTGCGGAGGTTCAAAACTCAAGTGTTTGAAATCATTGAAGAAAACATACGGAAGTTCACGGAGGTTAGACCCCTATACTTCGTATAGGGTGGCGGACCTCCGCCGCCACCCCGAAGTAAGCAAGTCGGTTACACAAACAGAACAATAGGAGCAAAACATGGCCAAGCCTAAATTTGAGAACGGCACGAAGCAGAAGCATAGCTTTGGCATCCCGGTTGCGAGAATGGATGTGCCACCGTGGCAGACGACGGTAGGGATGTTCATCAGCGGACAAGCGGAGGTGGACGAGCTGGACCTCATGGCGATTGAGATGGAGCGCAAGTGGGGCGCAGGCAGGTTGCGCTTGCTCGTGGACACGGTCCTGCGGGAGAAGTTCGATCGGCAACGCTACCTCGTCAATCAGGCGCTGTGGCATGGCCAGCTGGAGGATGTGATCACGCAGGCTCGGCGGATGATCAAGGCATGGCAGGCGCTGGACAAGGCAGCGGAGGCAGCTGGCAAGGCGCAGCTGGACACTGAGGTGTGGGAGGTGGCTCT